GCTGTTTAACAATACTTGATTTATTGCTGTTGGTATATCAGTATCTTGGCTAAACCTAATGTCACTAATTTTAGGATCTACAGTATTGTTACTGCGTATAACATTGCCTTTACTGTCAATTACCTTGTTGTCTTTGCCCACAGGTGCATCACCTTTTCTAGTGTCGCTAAATCCCATTTTGGCTTTGCCAAGTTCGTTCACATTGGCAGGATCTTGTACAAATGTATTGTTGCCTGGAACTTTGCTTTGCACCAAATGTAATTGCTGTGTGATTGCAGACATTGTTGATGTAGATATAGTTGCTCCAGACGAATTTTCACCCTTTGACTGTGTTGATCCAGCTGCCGAAGAAGAAATATCTTTGGGAAAAAGAATAAAAATTTGATCAGGAGTTTTTACAATACCTTTTTTTACTTGATCTTTTAGTCGTTGATTGATAACCACTTGCAAACTTTTTTCTCCTGTTTGCAAAACTTCTTGTACAGTAATACCTTTTACACTTACATCAGTTTTTATTTCACTGTTGTGTGCGCTGTGTGCTTCTCCGTTGGCTGCTGTACATTCGCAATGATAAACTGACCCGTGTTCGTTCACTGTCATTTCGATATTCAAAAATTTGAAAGGAATCTTTCTACTAGTTTGAGGTATAGTGGAAATTTTTCCTGTTTCTGTGTTGCCTCTAAAATCAATAGTTAACAAATACGGAGCCATTGTATAATTGTCATGCTTATTTTTCCAAGCGGCTTCTTCAATTGCCATTAAAAAAATACCCATACTGTAAGGCTCGATGATATCAAACGACATGTTCAGCATGTTTGACGAACTGTTACCCTCCATGCCCATGCTAGAATTAATTTCTAATTTGTCTATATAGAAATCAAATTTTCCAAAGGCAGTTTGTACTCGGTTGCCGGGATCTATGTTAGCTGATTTACAAATCCAATCAAACTTGGAAGTGTTACCCATATAACCTTTATCTGGATTATTCAACTGTTCATTAGTAATAGATGCAATGCCTAAAATATAATCGTAACTAGCATAGGCAAATAAAGGATTAGCTAAAGGTAATTTGATTCCACTTAATGGTTTAATGCCTGACGTAAGCGAGGAAACAAGTCCACCGGCAGCGCCTGCTATGGCAGATAATCCACCTGCTACTCCAGAACTAACAAAATCTACAGCAGATGATGCGGCATTAGATACTGAAGTAGTTGCAGAGTCAACTAGGTTTGAAAAGTCACTCATGTTATAGTCCTAACGCAGATGTTAATTCACTTAGTTTGCAAAGATAAATTTGTGTGCCTGGAGCAAAATCTAAAACAGGATCTTGAAGTACGTCCATATTACGTTGCATAAAGACCCACCATAGGCTAGAATTTCCGTACAAAGCAAATGCTAATAAATCTGGGCGATAGGCAAATTTTGCATCTATTGTATATAAAATATCGTCTGCAGATGCACTGACAGGTCGAATAGCCAGTACGTCCAAATAATTATTTGTGACTTCTGTAGTATACCAAGGACTTGTGTTTGAATAGTTGGCCATGTTAAATGTATCCGAATGGGCTGTTTAGATAACCGCCTTGAACAAATCTATCAAGACTAAAATTCTTAGCACTATTTCTACTATAGATAGGTGCTAGTGTTACAGTAAAGCTACTTTTAGTTGGTACGTGTGTTACACCACCACTAGTTTGCCCTCCTAGGCCTAGCGATCCTGCAACTCCAGCAATATTACCAACTGCTCCAGCTACACTACTTATACCACCAGCTACACTGGACAGTAGTCCTCCTGGATCTCCAAATCCGCCTATGGTATCTGCAAGGCCGCCTATGCCTCCTGCAATACCTTGTATTTCTCCTGCGGCACTTCCTACTACATTAACGCCAATGTAATCGCATTGTGAATTTAATGACACTGACATTTGTGTTACTACTACTGGAACATTCTTAAAAACATAGTTACCATACCCGTTTAAGAATACCACAGGAGGAGGATTTCCAGCCTTTGGATCATTTCCAACAAACATTTTGGTAAGGCTACGTAAATAATGAACCGCGGCAATCCAGTATAATCCTTGTGTAGCATCTTCAACGTTGAATGGTGCAGTAATTGTTATCGATCCAGGGTCGCTACTTTTGAATGATTGAAAGGTATAGTTGTTGTGTACCGTATCAATTTTGCTATATGAAGCACTACTTTGTATTGTTATTTCTGGAGTATAAGGGAAAATGAGTCCACCAGCGTCTTTTAATGGTTTTAACACAGGGCTACCTTTGAAGCTAGTCCAGTTGGCCAAACTTAATCTTACACGCCAGTCATTGGCGGCCGCATCGCCCCCAAAACTTGAAACAGCACCTGCAATATCTCCAATTGCTTCTGCGCCCGCGGCTAGTCCAGTGCCGTTTAACAGGCTATCTGCTAGATTAAAAGAACCCGATAAATCACTAAGCGTATTTAGGCCCGATGACGCGGCTCCAATTAAACCAGATGCGCTAGAAATCGATTGAGAAAGACTATCACCCAATGCCATAATAAAATACTCCTTTTGATGTATTATTTATTTGACTTTATTATGTGCGTAGTTTATAATAACTTATTAGAGGACTCTACCGGATGACAGCAAAAGTAAATTACTTAAACAACAAGGATATGTTGTTAGAAATACATAGATCAAAAACATCATATTGTAGTTTCACCAAACCAGAATATCATCAATATGATTTGATTGTACCCAGTTTAGACAAAATTAATGTTAGAACTATTGCAGAAGCCAAACGTGTACAGGCTAAACGACTGGGACAACAAGATTTTGAACAAAGAAAGAAAGCTGGCGAAAAGATTAAATTAGCTGATTGTGAAATTGACTATAAAAAGATAGCAAAGACCAGTGTTGTATTCCGTGTTATGACATTTGATCATATTCCATTAAATGGAACACGTAAGAAAAATCCTAAAAGTCTTGCTGATCATAGAGACAAAGTTAACTTTCCACCATTTCAACATTGGAAGTTTGATGATAAAGATCCAGAAAAACTCATATGTGTAGGCAAAAGCCATTGGAAAGGTGATTTAGAAAAGGGCAAGTTTGATAAAGATGCTGGACAAATCACTAATACCCTGGCACGTATGATGATTAAACTATGCGAACGCTATGCTACTCGCGGTAATGTGCGAGGTTATACTTATAACGATGAGATGAAAGGTATGGCTATATTGCAATTAACACAGATCGGATTGCAATTTGATGAAAGTAAAAGCGATAACCCCTTTGCTTATTTTACTGCGGCAGTAACTAATAGTTTTGTCCGTGTTATCAACACAGAAAAACGTAATCAAAACATACGTGACGATATCTTAGAAATTAATGGTATGAATCCTAGCTACAGTAGAACTGGTGCTGGAGAACATGCGGCGGCATTGAAACGTTATTCAGAGGACACAGAATGACACAGTTGTTTAAGAAAGTAGCTTGTTTTACGGACATTCATTTCGGATTAAAGTCTAACAGTAGTGTACACAACCAAGACTGTGAAGACTTTGTAGATTGGTACATTGCAAAAGCAAAGGAGGAAGGTTGTGATACAGGTATCTTTATGGGCGATTGGCATCATAATCGTAATAGCCTTAACATTACTACAATGGATTATAGCCTTAGGGCCCTGGAAAAGCTGGGGCAGGCGTTTGATAACTTCTATTTCTTTCCTGGTAATCATGATTTATATTACAAGGATAAGCGGGACATACACAGTGTGGAATTTGGAAAGTATATTCCTGGTGTCACTGTCGTACACGAGCCTACTACTATTGGAGATGTCACCCTTTGTCCGTGGTTGGTTGGCGAAGAGTGGAGATCCATTAGCAAAAAAGGCGGAAAATACATCTTCGGACACTTCGAACTCCCCAGCTTCTTCATGAATGCAATGGTGCAAATGCCGGATCACGGAGAGATTCAGTTAGATAGTTTCAAACAATATGAGCTAGGATTTAGCGGACACTTTCATAAACGTCAACAAAAAGGCAATATGATCTATATTGGCAATGCATTTCCGCACAATTATGCAGATGCATGGGACGACGAGCGTGGAATGATGACTTTAGAATGGGGAGGAACTCCAGAATATCATAGTTGGCCAGGACAACCTACCTTTAGAACTATTAAATTAAGTCAACTAATTGATGAAGCGGACAAAATAATATTGCCCAAGCAACATTTACGTGTTACACTAGACATAGATATCACATATGAAGAAGCTAGTTTTATCAAAGAAAAGTTTGTAGCAGACTATGACATTAGAGAACTTACACTTATTGCTGAAAAGAAAGATGTTGAAATCAATACCAACATAGATGTACAAGCATTTGAAAGTGTAGATCAAATTGTATCTAGTCAAATTGTCAATATTGACAGTGATACTTACGACAAAAATACATTACTAGCAATTTATAACAGCCTATGACAATAAAATTAAAAGAATTAACAGTTAAAAACTTTATGAGTGTGGGTAATCAAACCCAGGCTGTAAACTTTGCACAAGAAAATTTAACACTTGTACTAGGCGAAAACTTAGATCAAGGCGGCGACGACAGCGGAAGCCGTAATGGTACGGGTAAGACTACTATTGTCAACGCATTGAGTTTTGCTTTATTTGGTAATGCACTTACTAATATCAAGAAAGACAACTTAATCAACAAGATTAACAACAAAAACATGTTGGTTACTCTGTCTTTTGAAAAAGACGGAATAGATTATCGTATTGAACGTGGACGCAAACCCACTGTCATGCAATTTTTTGTCAACGATCAAGCACAAGATGTTGAAGAAACAGATGACAGTCAGGGCGACATGCGTGAAACTCAGAAGGATTTAGACGATCTTCTGGGCATGAGTCACGACATGTTCAAGCACATTGTTGCATTAAACACATATACAGAACCGTTTTTAAGTATGCGGGCCAATGATCAGCGAGTGATCATTGAACAACTTCTAGGTATTACTCTGTTAAGTGAGAAAGCTGAAGCTCTTAAAGAACAAATTAGACAAACTAAAGACAATATTACACAAGAATCAGCCAACATAGAAGCTATCAAACGTAGCAATGAAAACATTCAAAAGAGTATTGATGGCATTCTAACTAGGCAAAGTGCTTGGCGCAATCAACATGCCACCGAAGTTGAAAAGATTGGCAGGGCTATTGTAGAACTTGAGGGCGTAGATATTGAAGCTGAGCTTGCGAAGCATACGGAGCTCAAGGAGTTTGCTGAGAAATCAGCAAAGCTAAAAAGCCTAGAAAAGGAACAAGCTACGTTAAATAGCGCGATAGCGCAAGCGGAGCGAAGCGTCACAAAGTATGACGGCGAGCTCGCCAAGTTGGCTAACAAGACCTGTCACGCTTGTGAACAAACTCTCCATGACCATAAACATGAAGAAATGACTGCTACGGCACAACAGCACCTTGATGAGGCCCGAAAATATTTGGACAAGGTCACAAAAGATTTCAACAAAATACAAAAAGAAATTGCCGCCATTGGAGACGTTCCTCGCAAGCCCACTACCTACTATGACAGCGTTGAACAGGCGCTTAAACATCAAAACAATCTTAAAACTCTTGAAACACAGCTACAGATCAAGGCGGGCGAGTCCGATCCTTACCAGGAACAGATTGATGAATTGACCAATACTGCCATACAAGAAGTCACTTGGGACACAGTCAACACGCTTACACAGCTGAAAGATCATCAAGAGTTCTTGCTTAAACTACTAACCAGCAAGGATAGCTTTATTCGTAAGAAGATTATTGATCAAAACTTGGCCTATCTAAACAATCGATTGACTTATTATCTTGATAAGATGGGCTTGCCACATACTGTCATGTTCCAAAACGACCTAAGTGTGCTGATTACTCAGCTGGGTCAGGACCTAGACTTTGATAACTTGAGCCGTGGCGAGCGTAATCGCTTGATACTGTCCCTGTCATGGGCCTTTAGAGATGTGTGGGAAAGTCTATATCAGCCCATTAACTTGCTGTTTGTGGACGAGCTTATTGACAACGGACTCGATGCGTCGGGTGTTGAAGGCGCACTGGCAGTGCTTAAAAAGATGTCGCGTGAACGTAAAAAGAATATTTTCTTGATATCGCACCGTGATGAACTGATTGGCCGTGTCAACAACGTGCTCAAAGTTATCAAAGAGAATGGCTATACTTCGTATGCCAATGATCTAGAAGTAAATGAGTAAGCACGTTGAGCCCAGTCCCTATCAAAATGAAGAGTCGCATGAGCAACTCATGGCGGCCTTTAGAGAATACTTTAAGGCCAATCAGGATTGGCAACGCAAAGGCACAAGACGAGCAGGCGAAAACATGCGCTACTGGCTAGCGCAGATCCGTATTATAGCACGACAACGTAGAGAACACGTACAGCAGTATCGTGTGTATCTAGATCAATCTAAGGCTGAACGCAAGGCAAACCAAAATGACAAGGACTCTGGGACAGAATAAACTACATAGTTAATGTCCTGGTACTATGAAAATCAATTAATAACAGAATTGCCCGAAACCTGTGTTGGGTTTGTATATCTTATAACAAATACAGTCACAGGGCGTATGTACATAGGCAAAAAACTAGCTAAATTTTCTAAAACCACATACAAAGTAGTTAAATTAAAGAACGGCACTAAGAAAAAAAAGAAAATCCGTGGCAAAATTGATTCAGACTGGAGAGACTATTATGGATCTTCAGACGAACTACTCAAGGATGTCGCGCAGTTAGGTCAAGAAAACTTTCGGCGAGAAATATTATTTTACTGTACCAGTAAAGCCGAAACGTCATACATAGAGGCACGAGAACAATTTACACGCAGGGTATTGGAATCTGACGACTATTACAATGGTCAGATATCTGTTCGTGTCCACGGCTCCCACATCAAAGGCAAACAGTTAAACGGTTAAAAGCTAGCGCAGGCCAACATCATGCGCCCATGACAACTCGATAATAAGAGGGACGGAATTCTCCAGCCGTAGGAGTACTCAGCAACTATCCTTGACAGGACGTGGATCAGATATGCCTTCATACAACTGGTTTTGCTGTTTAGAAAGATTTCAAAAGGCTAAAAGAGGGGTTGTAGCCCCACGGTTTGTTGTGTGTTAGCGTATGCAACAAGCCCGCCGTCATATAAAGACAGCATGAGTAGGTACCGGATGACCGCCTACGTTCTAGTGCTAACGCTAAGTGATATTGTTCGACTCAGATAATGTCCATTCGCTTTGCCCGCTAGGGCAAAGTGTGACTGAACGATCTAGATAATATCTTAACGCTTCGCGTTTAATTGTGAAGCTAGAATAGTTCGAGCGAAAGCGAAGAACAGAAGAACGCAGTTCTTCTTTACAGTAATGGCATTCGCGTGTCTTGAGTGGCTTTGATATTGTCGTTGATAATGTTGTATATCATTTCACGATCTTCGTAACTGTAGGTCTGTAGTAGATCATTAACAGTTACAC